GCTACATCCTCTCTTGGATCATAGCCAATATAAACTGTGTTGGGTGACTTTCTCATTGTATCTCCTATGTAAAATGGGGGAGCAAACGCTACGCACTCCCCCAAGTTTCGTTACAGGCTGTAAATCTTTTCTTTCTTGTCTTCAGGTACTACCTTTTGAAGCTTGATGGTAAGAAGCCCATCTTTAAAAGAAACATCATCTACAACCACGTCTTCGGCAAGAGTAAAAGACTTTGAAAAGGGTCGCTTCGCTATGCCTTTATGTACGATCTTTTCATCGTCCTCTTCTTCAGCTTTCCTGCCGCTGATAGTTAGCTTGCTGTATTCTGTTTTTACTTCCAACTCCTCTTTAGTAAATCCAGCAGTGGCTAACTCAATCGTATATTTTCCATCACTATTTTCTACTAGATTATGGGGTGGGTAGGCATTATAAATAGAACTACCTGCCTGATGATTCTTCATTCTTAGCATATCTCTAAAAAGTTGCTC